TTAGTCCTCCTTATATTTAGATAATTTTTCTATAATTTCATTTGGGATTCTGAGCCCCAACTCCGAACAATTTTCAATAATTGACCATGCTTCTGTGCTGCAATAAAACATAATTGTCATAGTTGCCATCGCTCCACGCAAGCCGAGCATTACGTCTAATACATTAGCGACAATAATAATTACAAAGACTGCAATTTTGCGCAAATAGCCGTGCCAGGCTGTGGCACTCTTTAATCGTCTAAGCTTAATTGCTTTTAAAATACCTGTTGCAATATCCGCAAGCATTAAGATTCCTAGAAATTTTAAAAATTGTGAGTCTCCGAATAAATATGTTTGTAATTGTTGTAATATTTCCATGGCATGCCTCTTTTTCTTTTAATATAAAAGAGGTTACAGAAATTTAATCTGTAACCTCTTAGATTGAAGATAAAACCTATCATCTTCAATTTCATATAAATTAAGCTGTACGCTTCCACATAAAACAAGTAATATACGGCTGCAAATTATTGTGCGCTTCTCCACTACCAGTAGTTTCTAAATTAGGAGCTCTACCATCACCATCAACCGCGAACTGTGTTGTTGTACTCTGCTGATGGAATATGCTTCCTGCAGAGCCATGCTTAGTGTCTGCACTATACCATGGTGGTCTAGTGAGCCTATGGCCATGTCTCGGCATTTGTCCTATTGATAAAGTGTGGGTCTTTGCTCCTCCAGCCCGTTCAACTGTATTAAATTCAGCTTGCGCAGTATCTACACCAACAGGTACTCTACCAGTACCCCAAGCAACCCAAGTTCCACCAAACAAGGTACTAGGATTAACATTATTAACTGACATATATATAGCGCCTATTGGATACACTACGCTTAGCAATGGCTGACCTTCCAAATAATACCCGGAAGCATCCATCGAACCTTCAGGGAGGTTTGCATTTGGCAACACGCCTACCCCCACAAGTTTCTTACTCTTATTAATGGCTAAAATAGGACGTCCATCACTCAATGTCAAAATTGGTGATGTAATCGTATTCAAACTGTCTGTAACTCTTAATTGTATTTCGTACATCGTCCCTAATGCAAAATTCGGAAACAGAGCCTTATTAATAGAAAACTTACCATTTAATATCTCGAAATGACTTGTTATATTCGCCCAATCCGACCATGCTTCATTAGGTAATGCTCGCGTTCTCATTTCTATACGACTAATAGCATTCGTAACCATTCCAAAGTTAACCGCATCATAAGTTCCTTCTGCTGTTAATTCAATGGTTGTTCCAACACCGCCTACACGCTCAATTTCATGTTTAGAAAATCTCGGAATAAGATAATTGATTAAATGATTACCAATATTCCGCTGAACTGTAGTCGAGTTTCCTCGACTATCTACTGCTTGCATTTGAAAGACACCAGTCGTAACAGTGCCAACATCCATATTTACATCTGCTGTTGCTGAAAAATTAGCCGTACTACTTTTATTACCGGCTGTAAAAGTATAACTGCGTCCAGTTGATCCTTTGTTTGGTATCATTCTATTAGCAGATGGTACAGTGCCCCTAACTAATGAATAGCCATTAATAATCCGTTGGCTATCACCAGTAAGCGCCAATGTAGCACCATTAGTGTCTGCATAAGCAAACGTTGTAAAAGTAGGATTTGCAGCTGTTACTGTCATCGTCCTATCTAAAGAACTCGACCACGTAGGGGTAGAACCAATTCTAGTCGCGATTGTAAATCTAACCGCCAAACTATTAGAATTTGGTGCTGCTGCAAGCAACCGATCCCTTTCTGCTTGTGTTAATGCAAACGTATAGCTACCAGTATTTGCTATACTACTTCTGACTAAAAAATTAGCGTTTCCTCCTACTTCCATCTTGGCATCTAGCGGTGCTCCTGATGGATTCGAAAAATTAATCACAGGGTTAGCAGTATCATTAAAGTTAGGTGCAGCACTTATACGTGCAATATCAAACGTAGTTACATTTGTAGTGCCACTATAATTACCCCATCCGTTACCAGCATTACCTCGTACCCGTAGCGCATAAGTTGTATTCGGATTTAAGCCTGTAAGTGTAGGTGTTAAGCTACTGCCACTATACAGGCGCGTAGTATTATTATACACCTCAATAGTAGTCGGACGTGTTTGTGTCCATCCTAACGTCATACCAATACTATTTAACCCTCTGGTTGTATTACTAATTGTCATAGCAGGTGCAGCAAATCCAGCATTAACCGTTGTAGTGAAGCGTGAATTATCAATATTTGCAACACCCCATCCTCTAAATGTTACTGTAATGGCTGTATTCCCACTAAGGTTACTTCGTGAGTGTGTTGCTCCACTAATTGTACTCCAACTACTATTGCTATTAAAATCAACTCTAGGCGGATTGACCTCTCTCGTATTTCCTCCTATGTTAATAATTACTCTACCAGCAGCAATCGCACTGAATGTTGAGAAGCCATCATTTCTAGCAGACCTAATACGTGTTATACTCAAACTACCATTACCAGCTGTATATTGTACCTCAAGCCGCATAGCCGCATTACCACTACCTGATTGACTTAGTACTACTGTCGGCATATTTCCTCACCCCTTTTATTAAAAAATTAAATATAATTCATTACCATTAATGATTTGTTTTTGAAAAGTTAAATTTACAATTTTAAAATCGCCATCGACAGTCGTATTTGTAAGCTTAACTAATTGATTATTAATTTCCACAATGGAACGTGCTAAGTTATTACGATCCAATATGCTAAAACCAGCATTATTGATCTGTGTTATGATGTTACTTACTGTAGAGTTAACTGTTATCCCTTGATAATTAATTAACACACCACCACCATACAATTCTCCAGCAGCAGGTTGCCAGTCTTGACGAGTATCTCCGGTTACACAAGTTAAATCGGTTATGAAACCGCCACGCGTGTTGTCCACATAACTATTCGTCACACGATATTTAAAGTTATTAATCGCATTAAACACAACAACTGATTCACTTAAACTCGACTCATCACTAGTATCCAGCACACTAATCCAGCCATCACCATAGTCTATTTCTACAAGCAACCTGTTCCCTTGTGTATTAGAATATTTGAAAGTTAAAGAATACGTAGTATTCACAACTAATGGCACCGCACCAATACGCTCAATAATATTATTTATCCCACCGAAATACATACTAGAGAATGTAGTATTCCGTAAATTCACATTCTCACCTGCATACGTTAAATGACCTGAAACCTCGAAAGTGTCTTCAAGCCCAAACTGCCCCATGCTATTCGGAATTAAGTTATTCCCGCCTTTAATCTCAAAGCTTGTTGTCAAATTATTAACCGATAAACGAAGCTGCGAAACCAGTTCAGTACTTGCATCTACAGCATCCTGTGTTTCTCTAACAGTCCCTCGGATTTCATTTAAATTATGATCCACCTCAAAGCGCACTTGGTTAATCATTTGCGCCTTACTGCCTGCCAGATCAACTGCGATAGGCTCTAAACTTTGGACACTTGCTCGAAGCGTTGATTTAATACGACTAGTACTTTCAATTTCTAAAATTGTTGTATCAAATAAAGTGCCATCTTTAGCTTCAATCGTTACGATATCGTTAATATCAAAAAGAAAATCATCAACACACCCTACCAGTTCAAACGGTGTTATACTCATCCCAATAATTCTCTTTGCAACATCTGTTATCATTTCTTCACGAATCAAATCGACATATGCATTATCATCAATTCGCCAAGTAATTGGATTTTCAACCTCAAATGGCTCAAGCATCGCGTCCTCATAATCTTTGTGCCCCAATGAAATCTGATTAATTGCTCCAAACACCTCTATTTTATTACTCAATTTCTCATACTTCTTTCGAGTAATGGTCACTCCTGTAGGGGTAGGCTTAGAAAACACCAAGCCACCTTCGCGACTGATATAAGCAATTTCACCACCCAGCTCTGCCATTCTACTAATGACTTCCCTAGCTGACGATGGATTGGGAAAATTCGGCTTCTTACTAAACACATAACTTGCAAATTCGAAATCTGTTGTTTCAAGAGGTACTTTCAAGCTATCACACAACTCACTAATTATGTCTAGGCCTGTCCATGTTTCCTCTTCCCAATCAAGTTGTGTGCTATACGGCACATCAAATGACACTGATCTATCCATACCATCAAAGCTAACGACAAGACCTGAATCATCTACTTGAATGTTATCGTCTGTAGCCGTAAATACACCCATCGGCACCCATTCAATAATCGGTTCAGTTGTTGTACCTTCATCAAGTACTAAACCACGGAACACAGCCACTTCCTTGCCATGAAGATCTATTGTATTATCGAAATTATAGATCTCAAATTTACACTTTTTAGCCGGAAATCCACCTATAAATGATTCAGCCTGATGTATGATTTGAGGTGTCGTTTTAATGGTATCACTGTGATATGCTACATCATCAACTATAATCATAGAATGAGGCTGTCGTCCCACTTCTTCATTAATTAGCTTTTTATATTCCTCACTAACTTGATACACTAAAATCACCTCTTATCTGTGTTCATTTGAATAAATTTAATTTCAAAATTTGTGGCAATTTCTACACCATTGATCAACTTGACATCGATTTTGTCAGCCACTACATAACACGGCTTTGTTACCCTCGTCCCTGTTCGAAAATCATAATAATTAACATTCATGTTGGTCAATGATAACAAGCTTAGAATCTCTCGTAATTCTGTACCTGATTTCATATTGAAACCACAATAAAGTTGCGTTGTCATGCCAATTACATCACGGTATAATGTACCATCTTCACTTCTGCCACTAGTATCACCATCAAGCTGTGCATATTCTTGATCGAATCTATCACATGCTAGTGTCACACCATTAGCAATCACTTTATATTTATCAGTTACCATGCTATCACCTCACTATGTCAACAAAGACACATAACCATCTCTGATTTGTGCACTGTTGATCTCCTTAATCAAATGTTTTCCGTCAGGATATTCAAGTTTCAACCTCAAGTCAATCGACTGGTTTCCGTTGCCACTACTTAAGTTTGCATGTTGTAAAGCTTTAGCTACTTGCTCATAAATCTTAGACTCCGGCGCAACAATCTCACCTTCACGGGTATTGTCACCGATAATTGCTAATTGTGGTTGATTCCTTCCAACATATCCACCTTGAGCTAGCTTTGGAATGCTCATCTCACTGATTGTGCTAACACTGACACCTGGTATTTTATTAATAATTCTTATAGCACCATTAATGGCCCTAATAAAACCATTGATTTTACCTTCAGCAAAACCAATTATGCTATTCACAACTGACTTAAATGCACCACCAATAGCATTGCCTATCTTAGAGCCGATTGTTGAAAACTGCGCCTTAATTGTATTCCAAATTCCTCCAAAGAAACTGCCAACGCTACTAAAGACATTTTTAATCGCTTCCCATGCTTCACTAAACTTAGTTCTAAACCAGCTTGTTACTTCGTTAAACACATTCTTAATATCGTTCCAACGTTCTCCAAACCAGCTTCTAACTACACTAAAGATATTTTGGATTGCCGTCCATGCTTCACTAAACTTGGTTCTAAACCAGTTTGTTACTTCGCTAAAGACATTCTTAATATCGTTCCAACGATCGCCGAACCAGCCACCAATTACGCTAAACACATTTTTAATTGCTTCCCATGCATCACTAGCAAATCGTTTAATATCATTCCACGTTTTTTCACTTTTCGTCATCATTTTTCCACTTTGCTCGTCCCATACAAGGCCTTGTTCTTTAGCATCCTCAATAATTTGATCTCGAAGTTTCATTGAACTTTCGCTACCATCTTCAGCTAACGCAGCAAGTGTATCGTTTAAGTCATCATAGTTACCAGTTGTTTTTGCCGTCTCAAGCTGCAATCCAGCTTGTGCTGCTACTTCTTCAAGGTGTGCTGCCGTTAATTCTTGCTCACTATTCGCAAGCCTTTCAGTATTAGCAGTCAACTGATCTTGCGCATCCGCCAATTGATTCTCAGCACTCTCAAGCTCTAAAGTTGCACGTTGTGCTTCACGACTACCCTCTCCGTATTGCTCAATCGCTTCATTCAGTGCCTTTTTCTTTTCAGCAACCTTATCTTCTGCATCCATTACCGCTAGTTGAGTATCTACCATACCTCGTGCAAGCCCATCAAGCTCTTTTTCCAAATCCATCCTAGCATTGACTGCATTAGCATACTCTTCCTGCTTCTTCTTAAGTGCATCAACAGCATCACCGGTCAGCTTATGTGTCTTAATCGTATCCTCTATAGATCGCCCTTGCGCTTCGATATCTGCAATACTCTTTCTATATGATTCTGCCAATGCTGTATTGCCCTTACCACTTGCCTCTAATTGTTGCAAGTTATCTCTAAGCTTAGATGTCTGCTGCTCTGTTGCTTGCCGAACTTCATCTACTGCCTTAGCTACTGCTTTCTCCTCTTCAGCTGCTTTTTTCTTAGCATTACTCCAGAAGGTGAACGCTGCTATTACAGCTGCGATAGCTATTAATATCAGTCCTATGGGATTAGCAATTAAAGTAGCCCAGAGCGCTTTAAGCGCAGCTGTGGCTGCAGTTGTGGCAATTGTGAATATCCCTTTTGCTCCTGACATAGCTGCTAAGGTAGTAGTATATCGCACAGCTTCTACTATAGAAGTTACTACTCCCGAACTCGCTATTTTGTTTGCCACGTCATAAGCCTTTATGGCTGTTTCCGTAGTTTTTACCACCTCAGTAAATGTAGAAAAAGAATCACTTATATTATTCATAGTTGTTGCAAAAGTACTTTCCATTCCTTTTGCAATGGATGATATCTGATTCTGTAATCCATTATCTTTTAAAACCAAAGCAACTGAAACAGTACCTGCATTCATCATATCTTTCATCCTTTCTTAAATTAGTTTTTTAGCTACACCTCCCCAGCTTTTAAAGTCTTCATGTTTTGGACAAAAATAAAATGCCTTTACAGGCATCAGTTAATTACCAACATTTCAACCAACCCTTAGAACCTGTCTAAAACCTTTTTGAAATGTATTTTTCAGAAAGACCTTAGACAGGCTCTAAGGAATAAGTAGCACATGCTTAGTAGGTGCTACTCATTCCTTAATCCTAACTAAACATCGACTTCAATAAATCTTGCACCTTCTCTAAATCTTGTGCTGTCTTTTGCTTATTTTTGAAAGCGAACCATTCAGCGCGAACTTTCTTTGCATGATTTGTCATTTCTCTAATGCGCTTTTGATCCTTTTCAGACCTGATATGCACTGTTTGTCCTAGTGCTGTATCGCCATTAATTCCGCTTAATAGCCTGTTATACTCACTACATGAAATCATTTCATATTCATGATGTAATCGAATACCATATTGTTCCGCAAAGCTAGAAACGATTAAATCCCAATCAAATTGCTCATCGTAATAGCTTTCCGGAGGCGTTAGTTTTTTCTTGCATTGTCTCGCAATTTATCCGGATCTTCTCCTGTGATCGCTCCCATGATACAAAACGTCAAATACGTATAATCTTTCACGCTTAAATCCATTGCTAGAATTTCTTTTGCTGCTTTTTTGCCTAGTGACATTTCAAGTATTGACAATTCCTTCTTTTCCTGCGATACTTTCACATCATTTTGAACCGCCATAATCTTGTCAAAGGTACTTTTTCGATCATCAACTATATATAATTTGTCTCCAATTTTTAATTGTGGATGATTATCTCCACTTAAAATTTTTGTATCAATAATTTTCATGTTCATTAACCCCTTTATTTTTTTGATAGAAAAAGGCAAGCCAAATAGGCCTGCCTATTCATTTATTTAAGCTGATGCTAAAGTGAAAACAGGTTCTCCATTTGCAATTAGATCAAACTCCAACGGTGCTACTGCTGTACCCTCTGCACCCCAAATACTTGAAATCGAAGCGATTGCTGTAAATTGCAAGATATCGCCATTCGGGAATGTTACACGTACATCTACATTGCAATCTTGTCCATTTTTATTCCATTTGTTTGCGATTAGGTCGTTACCTGCATCGCCAACATGTCTCTTTCCTGCCATTGACATAGTAAAAGCTTTAGATGTTGCTAACGCTTTCTTCCAACCACCATCAGTGATTGAATACCATTCTTCCACACCTGTCTCAACCGCAATATCTGCACTCTCCATATCTGCGATTGCAACATAGTTAGATGAACCTACCTCTGCTACTTTAATATCTAAGTTATTAACTGGAAATACTCCACTTGTCATTACTGCCATATTATTTTCCTCCTATATCTTTTCAATAAAATCTATTTCGAATGAGTATTGACATACTCCATCATCATTTGCGCCAATCCAAATTGGCTCATTGTAGATAACATGCGCGAATACTGATTGTTCTCCAATTAAAAAAGACTTTTTGTGAAAAAAGTCTTGTATACGCACTGCCATCTCTTCCGCTTCATCAGCGTCTTTGGTGTAGCGTAACAAAATTGTAATCGCTTTGAGGTTATAGCCCTTCTTTGCTCCACCATAAGTTTGTATATTTTCTATCTCACGCTCTGAGTTTAAAAAACATACAGCGATTTCTTCGCTATCGTCAATCTTCCCGCTAGAAATGGCATGAGTCCACCCAAATGCGTCTCTGAAGTAGTCTCTATACTGTTTTAGAGTCATTGCAATTCCCTCCTTATAAATATGTTCAAAGCTTCTACATGAATTGTTGCTCCTTCTTTGTCTTCTTTTTTAAATGACAAAGCACCTGCTAGTATCTCTCTGAATGCTTCTTCTAACCGTGCAACCTTCTCTGCCTTGTTTTGATCATATTTGGTTAGAATTTTCTTTGTCTCTTCATCTGTATAACCATTATCTTTTAGCGCTGATTTCATAATACCGTCCTGTCGCTTGGCAAGGATATGATCAAGCTTCTCGAATATTTGTTTGTACTGACTTATATCCGATTGGCAAGCTTCATTCTGTGTATTACTTGACTGTTGGTATTGCTTTTGTTTGAACTTATTTTCCATAGCTCTCTCCTATTTTAAGCCCGTCGGCTTTTATCCCCAGCTTTTAATGTCTTCATGTTTTGGACAAAAATGCCACTTTATTGTTGATCTACATGCTTAAGCGCGCTTCAATTTAATCGTAGTAACCCTCTTCAAAAGTGGCTATAAAAAATACTACACCGCTCCGAAACTGGCAGTGTAGTACTTCTTATTGATGACTTGTTATTTGATACTAACATATTATCATACTTTTGTTCTTAAAAAGAGACAACTGTGGGACAGGTTTTATCCTCTAAAATAAAAAGAAGCTTATAAATTTCTTCTAAGCTCTCGTATCTTGTTTTTGTGCTTTCCCGATTTTGCGGCTCTTTCAAGCTCTATTTTCTGTACACCGTCCCAAAATATGTTGTCGGAATAACAATATACCCGTTAGACCAATATGAACCGTCAAGATTCAGGTCTTCTGGTCTTACTTGATCGAATATATTCATATCTTGGGCAGCCAATGTCCCTGAAAATTCGCCGTCATCAAAATGGATCCATTGCTGTGAGCAAATAGCTTGTGTATACTCATCATGATCCCATACGAAATTGCCTAAATCATCTGCTTTTACCAAACCTTCGACTCTCCATTCCGCTTCCTGCACAATTTCAACCTTTTTAGTCTCAGGTAAGTTTGGATCAACTGGACTTTCTGGATCTGTTGGTTCTTCTGGATCTACTGGTTTTCCTGTTAACAAGTGATCTATACTTCGTTTAAGTGCCTCGATTTCGTGCTTCAACGCTGAAAGTCTAAGCTCACAATCACATTTTTGTAGCTCGTTTTCTAACTCTTCCAACTTTTCCTCTAAATCTTTACCATCTCTGACAACAATGCATTTTGCTACAATCTTACCTAGTCTTGTAAGTAATTTCAATTTAATATTCCTCCTCTTCTTCATCTTCTTCATATGTGACTATATTATCTGTTCTTTCTACAATTGCATCTATTCTGTCAATCAGATAGTCCAATTTACCTTCATCAAGATCAAGATCTTGATCTCCGTCAAAACCATCTGTATATCCATCATCCACACCGGGCATTACGTTTATAGTCGCGTATGTTGTTCTAGCGACAACGCTTCCGTTTGTAGCCTTAACCCCTACGTGGAGAGTTCCCGGCATATTGATTGCTTGGTAAGGTACTACACATGCTCCCTCTTCATTAATATCGCTAGCAAAAGGTACACTAACGGCTAAACCGTCCCTGCTATCTTTGCTAAGTATAAATATACCTTCTTTGTTAGACAGCTCCTCCCAGTTGCCATCAAACTCAAATTGCGCTTTCAAGAAGTTTTTACTTCCGCTTGATATTGTCATATCTGGATCTCCACAGATAAGTTCCATTCCGTCTACTTTAAAATCAATTACCATGTTTATGCTCTCCTTCCTATTGCTTGCCATAGTACTGTAGTGTTGGTTGTATTAGTTCGATTTACACATATATCTACATGCGTTGTCGTTGTGTTAGTTACACTAACTCCTCGTACAGTTGATCCGGGCACGCTTGTGCTTGCTGAAACTATTACATTTGGGTTGTTGCTGTACGCTTGCGGAAAACGCAAACGTTTGACCTCTGTAACGCCTGGGCTTTTCGGGGTTATAGTCTCAGACCCCCACTGAATTAACAAATTGCCGATTCGTGCTTGGCCTTCTCGGGAGCTGATACCTGTTAATGCTGGAGTTACCGATGACCACCCTGACCATGTACCACTAGCTAGAAAATTTATAAATACATTATTAGCTGTGTCTACAGCTTGTACCCAGCCGTTTGTTGAACCAGTCAGGTGTACTAGACCTCGAATAGCCCTAGTCCCTGGTGCATTTCTTGTTCCGCCTGCTGCATAAAAAGTATGCAAGCCCGTGCCTGCATTTTGCACATCTGCTAAAAAATTTCTCGATGTGTCAGTAATGTTAATAGCAGGTGCACCGCTATCTTGTGTTATCTTTTTTAACTGTGCAGCGTTCAGCCTCGTAGACTGTTCCGCGCTCATAAACCCATTTACAGATGCTGTAGCAATACCATGAGTGTGCTCATGAGTGTGTTCTGGCGGCAAACTAAATCCAGTTGCTTTTACACCTTGTTCAAGCTTAACGTTTCTGATTTCAAACCATTTGCCGTCTGCGACGTCCCTTGTTGCAATTAAAACACCGCCACGTCTTGTAGACCATGGTGCTGACCTCGTATGTGTAACTTTCGTCCATTCTGTTTCTGATAATTGTACATTTTGGTTTGGAAAAGATATATTACCACCTTCAGAGGCAATTCGCATGAGAAATGTGTAGTTCATGTTAGTCACATTCCCTCGTATTTCATATGATAATGTATAGTTAACACCTTGTTGTATCTCCGCTTGTCTATCATCTGCTATATCCTGGGCTCCCATAAACGTTACTGCTGCACCTGCTGTAAGATCTACCCTTATGATATTAGTTGGACTTGATTTGTTCATACTAAAAATAGTACTAGTACCGCTTCTAATCCACCGCTCTAATCGTGCATCTGTTATTAAGTTGCGACCATCTAGTCCATTAAGTTCCGTATCGGAATTATCTAGCCTATTTTTCAGTGTTGTAAAACCCCCGCGTGCTTCTATGACTTCTGCACCGTTGGTTGTCCCACTAACGACTGTGTCCCAACGACTATCCAAGTTATCGAATTTGCCTTCTAACTCCGTCTGCCGATATTCTGTGTTTTCGCTAACCTCGCCGACAGCTTGTAAACCATCCGCTATAGCCTCACGAACCTCACGTCCGTAAACTTTAGTACGAACATAACCAGCAAATTGCTGTAATTTTTCTTTTATACTCATATCGAACCTCCTAGTTTTTATAAATACTGTTTATTGTTTATTTTCTTAATGCTTCTTAAGCAGCTACAATACTCTTTTTTAACATAAATTATCTTGATTGTTCTTTTATATTTGGCTCACTTTGCTTACAACCGATAACTACTCTCAAGTAGCAAATTACTAAAGCCTGCTTGCATCAAGATAATATTTCCGTTAGCCAGCAAATGCAATAAGCATGGTCGATTTGCTGTATCCGAATCAAATGTTTGGCCTGCTAATCTGATGATATTACCTGCAGCGGGCCGATACGCTAATGGTACAGTGCCGACTACAGTGTTAGCTGCTCTATTACTCAAGTTTACATGCATACTTATATGACAGAAATCTGCTGTATTTTTACTAACATGCGCTCTTGTATTAGGTGCTAATGTTACGCCAGTAGCTAGCGAAATTGTCCCTGAAATACTACTTGTGGCATTAATAATCCGTGTATCTACTTCAGATCTTGAATAAGTATTTAAATCTTGAGTAGTCAAGTTAGCTGCTGCTGTTACAACTCCTTTTTCATTAACTGTCACTTTTGAATAAGTTCCCACTGCCACTCCAGAATTAGCCATCCGAATTACATTGCCAGACTTAACTAATCCCCCAGTAGCCGTCATAGTCGATCGATTTCTAATCTCTGAAAGATTCATCTCTTGCTGACGCTGCATTCGTACTCGATATTCATTTGCTGTTTCAAACTTATCACCAATTGTTAGTTGTGATAAATGCTCTTGATCAACTTGTGTTGTTTTCTTAATGATTCGCAAATCCGTATCAATTTTCATCAATGGATTAACCAATCTTGTATAAGTAGCTACTTGGTAGCTATTAATGTCCAGACCTACCTTGGATAAATCCAAAGCGCTAACCGAATAACTCACCTTCACACGATTATTTTCTCGCAAAAATGCTTGACCACGTGTCCGCAAAGCCCTTGGCGAATTAACATCATCCCATATTTCCGACACTGTCACGTTTCCAAAGCTTGCTAACATTGCAGCATCTTCAATATAATCCCTATCGTTATTGACACTTGCTATCGTTACTCTTTGTTGACTATCTTCAATCTTTGACCCTAATGGTATCAATCGCGTGATAACATTAGAAGGATCAATTTCCATCCGCAACGATTTCAAGTTTTTGGCCAATCGTATTTCTGTTTTTGGATCCGAACTGCCAACTTGTTGTAGCCAATCCAAATAACGAACGCCGTTCACCTTACGAATAGATAACTCTCCGCCTAATGGTTCTATTAATTTACTCTTTAACAATTGTAGTGTCTTTACATAGTCTAATTCGCAATCTACTTCGGTAGCTGCAATCGTTACATTTCCTACTTCGAATCGCTTAAATGCCTCCACTTGACTATTATGCCGACTCAAAATCGCCCTTAAAAGGTTTCGTGGTGTGGTACGACTAAACTCTTGCCATTGTCCACTGGAATCATTTAAAAAGCCTAGCTCACTCTCGCATTTAATGTTTTTGAATACTTTCCCATCTGAATCCATTTCCGGTGAAATAAAAAAAACACGACCTTCATACTCCATTTGGTTCGTGTTCAAGTTTTTGATATTAACTAAAGTTTTCAACGGATGTAGCTCATTATAACAAGGGTGATCTGAAAAAATTTTAAAATCAAATGGATCTACTGTACCAATCCCATTCTCAAATTTTCCTTCAAGAATTTTTGGACCATCATATGCCATATTCCCTGTGTGTAAAACCTTTTCCGTTGTGTCATTCATAATCGTAATGTAGTACATCAGACCACCTCTTTGTAATACTCAAATGTGATGGTACCGTTACCGACGACTACAAGCTGGTTCTCACCTATTTTTAATCCGAACCGCCAATCTTTAACTCGTCCCACTGGGAATGAAAATGATTGACCTGCTCCATTATGAATATCCATTGGCGCACTACATACGATTACTGGGCATACACTACGACTGCTAGCATTCAATAACGAAATTTCCTTACTTCCCGATACAGCAAATGTTGTGGTTAGGCTGTGGTCTAGCTCAAAGTTGAATTTGTCCCACAAATCATGCCCTTCTGCATACTCACTAACCTTAAATGGATACGCGTCAAATATGATATTAACCTCTAAGCCATGATACGTATCAACAACAGAGATATCCGTACATTCAGCTAAAAAATAATAACCTGGTGCTCCATCATCAATTAACTTTTGTCTTGGTACGTTAAATAGCCAATTGGACAGCATGGTCTCCAATGATTTTCTACTTTCATAACGGTATTCTTTTAGTAAAAATTGATACGATAACTGCCTATCCTCATAAGCCACTTCACCATTGCTCCATGAAAAATCATAGTTGCCATGAGCAAACGGAACTGATTCCAATATACGTTTTTTCGCAGGTACTGGGGCAGAGCGATTTAATAAAGTTAAATGATATTCACTTGTATGGTGCCTATTAAACTGAAACCCTTCCATCATTACAACGCCCTTTCTGCTTGAATGGTCGCAATCATATTACGACGATCCAAATTTTTATGAATTGCTTCACCATCTAAATAAGTACTGTTATCCTTTTTATAGATAGCAGATAATAAACTTTCCACTCTATGCAAGTTAATGCTAGATGCTTGGCTTGGGGTGACAACTCTAATATCATGGAGTTGCCTTTGATCAAACTGTGCTTTGGCGCGTCCGTATTCTCGCATAAGCTGGTTACTTAGACCCGCTGTTAGGATTTGTGTGCCGGTTGGAAGATTAATGACTTCATCGCCTTTTTCGTGAATGCGTGTTAGCCCGCCAATAAAATAGTCCGTTCCTTTGGCATTCTTTGACACGTTTAATTTTCCTAACAGATTTACACCTATGGAAATCACCCTAGATGTAAATGAAAATTTACTAACCCAGTCATTTGTATTACGAATATCTTTTTTTACATCGTCTGTATTTGTTTTAATATTTGCAGACTTAGGAAGATACTCATATGTACCCCAAAAATTATTGAACCTAGATTGCTTATCTCGAGTTTTATCTACGTTTGTTAAAATATCTGCATTATGAACTTTATAATCTTGAGCTTGCCAATCTTCATGACATGTAGCTACATCACTTTTAGTTTCATTTGCGTTTGTTAGAATATTTGCATGATGATCTTCATATTTTTGATCTTGCCAATCTTCATGGCATGTAGCTACATCACTTTTAGTTTCATTTGCGTTTGTTTGAATATATGCATGATGATCTTCATATTTTTGATCTTGCCAATCTTCATGGCATGTAGCTACATCACTTTTAGTTTCATTTGCGTTTGTTAGAACATGTGCATTATGAACTTTATAATCTTGATTTTGCCAACTTGTATGAAATGCAGCTACTTCGTCACTCGCTCCCTTGGCTTCGCGACCTGCTTTACTAAGTCTGTCCCTAATAGTTTCCCCTTGATGACAAAGGGCTTTGGAAAATTCACCAGTGTATGCCGACAAATTGGATATTATTCCCGGATGAACTTTCTCATATTCTAAAATCTTATCATCAATTCCGTTAATATGATTTTCAAAAACTCTATCAGTCTCTGCAAAGAGCTTTTTAGCTTCCTCTGGATCCAAAGCTTCTTTCTGTGATTTTTTCCATGCTTCATATTCTGTTTCAGCACTTAGTCTTTGTTTTTCCAGTGACTCTACTACCGCTTCTGCTTGAGTCTTTGTTGATGCTTCGACATCCCCTGTCATAGACTTCAATATTCGCTCACGCTGATTCTGATCTTCTACAAGATGCTTCAAGCTTTCCTCTGTAGCTTTAGAGCTCAGATCTGTTATCTGTTCTAGTTCTAAAGCAGTTAGCTCTACACCATTTCGCGCTGCATTCTCCTGTATATGCTTTCTTTCAGCATTATAGCTTTCTATATTCTGCAGTGACTCTCCTAAACCTTCCAACTCTTGGACATTTTGCTCTTTTATTACACCTTCCAGAAATGATGGTGCTGTTGCTGCCTGCTCTTGTAATGCTGCTATTTTGCTTTTGAGACTATTTTCTGCAATATCTCCCATAGCATTAAAGCTTTCTGTTACTGCTTTTTCAGATCCTCCTACCCCTTTTTCCAGCAACTCAAGATTAGTCACGGCAGTAGTACCCAAGTCAGCAAATCTTTCTAAAATAGTAGCTGTATCCTCTGGAAATTGTTGAGCCCAACGGTTCACTCGACTATCTAAACGGTCTACAGACTCTTCAACAGCAACTGCGAGTATCAATGGAACTGATGCAACCAATGCTAAAGGTCCTGCAGCTGTAGCTAGAGTGCCAAAGCTTATCCCTAATCCCTGAGTAGCAGTTGCAATACCACCAATAGTGGCTGCTGCATAAGCTAAATCAGCTACATCTCCAAGATTAATGCCTTTCTCATTAATCGACTGTGTACCATCAGCTAAATCTTTTACTGCACCTACCAGACCTATTACCGGATTCCTTTTTCCACCTAAAGCGCCTACTAGCTTATTTGCATTTTTCATATCGTCTATTATAGCTAGCATAGCATCATCGAATTCAGGAAGTGCAAATTTAGAAGGATGCATTGCTTGTTCGTTTTGAATACCTACATCTTTTAAAAGAGTTCCAAAACTGGTTATCTTCTGTTCTGCTTCGCGAGTATTCGTTAGTTCAAATGCCTGTCCTAAAGCCTTAGACATCCCTTCTAACTGCACTTCAGTTATTTGTATGCTATCTTGAACATATGAAAAATCTGTTCTAAGCTGATTCTCCATAGATGAGCTAGCATTTTCCACATGTTGTAGCGGTAATATAATACCTTTCTCAATTCCGGCTCCAACAGAACGTACTTGCTTATCTAATAAGATATTATCATCGACCATTTTACGATAAGCCTTATCAAAGTTACGCGTATCTACATCAATTTTAATAGCTATTCCCATATAACATCCTCTCCTTTCTTAATTTATAGAAAAATGCTATAGCCTCTAATTTTTGAGTCCATAGCATTTTAATGATATTATAATTCCATATGGTATAATAACGGCAGTTCGCATTTTAGTCTATTAAGGAAGATCCTGGAGCTGTTCCGGTAAAATCAATATAAGCTTGGAATCTTGAAAGCAAAGCAATAAGGGCTTCTCTTTGCCCCCTCGAACATAGTGATACTTCATCATCTCTACATCTAACTTTAATCCCTTGTCAATGATTTGAGTAGTTAACCAGCCGCTTTCGCTATACATATCACCTAGCTGCTTCTCCCGATCAGATTTTTCTTCATCAGGCTTTATTATCCCAGAAATAATGAAGGTATTCTCCAATCTCCACGCATAAATTTCTTGATCAATTAGGTTCACATCAGAAGTCACATCAATTGGCTCTCCTATAACCTTCACTACTTCCTCTTGACTCATACCTAATTCTAAAAGTTGTAGCCTATCGGTAGATATTTCTTTACCCTCTGCAAAGTAGATGCCAGTCATGATAATAATAGCAACCGCTAAAGCCATCCCTATTATCAAAATTAACTTATTTTTTATCATAAGAATTCTTACCCTCTCTATGTTTTTTTAGTAGTTTCATTATTTCCTGATAATAAAGCTTATGTTAATTTATTAAGGAAGATCTTGAAGCAGCTCTGGTAAAATCAATATAAGTTTAGAATCTTGAAAGCAAAGTAAAAGGTACTTCTCTCCACCTCCTCGGATATAGTGATATTTCATCACATCTAATCCTTTGTAAATATCCGATCGAAAGCTTTCAGTATACATCTTTTCCCTCTTCTTCTCCTGACCAGATCTCTCCTCATCGGGCTTTATAACTGACTCAACAACATAAGAAGCATTTTCTGATTGCCATGCATCAATCTCTTGTTCAATTCGCTTCACATCAGAAGTTACATTAATTGGCTCCCCTAAAATCTTTACTACTCTCCCTTGGCTCATACCCAATTCTAAAAGCGCCATTTTATCAATATCACCAATTGTGTCATGGTAGCGCTTTTGAATACTCTCTACATATTCTCTTCTATCAGATTCTTCTATTCCCATGCTTTTCAGTAACTCTGCTTCTGCTCTCACTGTATTGTGCTTATGTATCATTTCAAGCATTACAATAATCGCTCCTTTAGTCGAGTCACTAACTGCTATTGCTTCTTCCATAGTACTTTTTCGACCATGAAGTGTTGCTTGCTCAAGGGTTTCCACCAGATGAGTCATTTCGGTGCGAACTTTCGTAAGAAATGGCAATGCAGCATCGTCGTGTAAATCAAACACTTCTTGATTTTCCAAGAAAACACTATATATGTCATTAAACTTACGAATTGCCAGCACAGGATCTTGAGATATCGCATTATTTCCTTCCAAGAAAAGCACCTCTATCTTACCTATAACCCTTGCAGCCTCAGACTTCTTTTGAGGATCCTCTTTAAATCCTTCTGCTGGAGATTCTACATTACGACATGCTGTTAAACTAATTAACAAAGCAATACAACATGATATCAATAAAAACTTTCTCATACAATTCCATCCCCTATCCCTAATTTCAATTTCATTCTATCATAGGAATTTATATGAAGTCGATGAAAATTTAAACAATTAAGGAAATGGGGTTGTATGAAGAATTATATTTTATGCCATAATCTTCTCCGGCTTACCATTCCCCTGAAACTCATAAGAAACAGTCACCGCACCATCATGCGCCGCTTCAATACTAAAGCTCGTCAACGTGGCATTCCCCTTATAAGAAATTCCATTATCAAACGTATAACCAATATTCACATTTTCATCTGCATCAAACTTCTCTTCCAACAAAGCAATGGCTGGATCATTATCAACAAATACGCCACCGCCACTAATCGTCCACGCTTTTTGACCCGGAATACTCTCACCGTAACCGCCAACTGTATCTTTAGACGTAACATCAATTCCTGTAGCTGTACGTGCAAAAGTTCCACTCTGTTGACCACCAATTACCTTTCCATTCTCATTATCAAACACATATAATTTTACTTCTCTTCCTGACATTTTTCTTGTACTCATTTTTCATTTCTCCTATCAATTTTTCATTTTTTATTGTTATATTTACTTTCATATCTGCACCAAATACTTTTACCCTAAAAAGTCATTATAAAAATTTATGCTAATATCAAATAAAATAGCCTATTCACTTTCCGGAAAAAATATTGCTTGTGCAGTAGCATTTTCTTGCTCCTGCTTTCGCTTCAATTCCTCAACATCAATATCCTCAGGTACTACAACTTCCTCCGGATAAAGCGGTCGAAACGGAGCACCTTCTCTTCTTAAAGCATTTTGAATTGCATAAATATTGATGGCATGATCCGCTTCATCACGCTGCTTGTTATGCTGAACTTTCGCCAACACTTCGTACCTAAGCTCTTTCCATGTAAGCTGGTATAAATAGTCCTGGGGTCTACCTAACAAAGCAGCTACATCAGCAACATACTCCTCAATCGTTATTTTTTTTTACTATCATCATTGGCACCCGCAGCCATAATTGGCAACGCAGATGCTTTAATTGCCTCATCCACTTTACTTGTTAAATATTGAAGATCTTCATGCTCTTTAATTGAAGCATCAATCATATCTCCAGCTACTTTGATACCGGTAGCAAATTCAAAATCATCACTGCCATAACATAATCCTAAAAACAATAGTCTACGCAAATCAGAAATTGAAACTTCGGCATTTTCTCCAACAATGTGGTCAATGCTTTTGCGACACATTTCTTCATAGTCAGCATAAGCATTGATCGGAAAACGTATCTTGTAATTTTTATCATTTACAGTAATAATTGTTGCTTTCATTAAATTTACCCCGCTCTATTTTGTAATTTTTTCAGGCTTTCCATTTCCTTGAAACTCATAAGAAACAGTCACTGCACCATCATGTGCCGCTTCAATACTAAAGCTCGTTAACGTAGCATTTCCTTTGTAAGATGTACCATTATCAAATGTATAACCAATATTCACATTCTCATCAGCTTCAAACTTATCCTCCAATAAAGCAATGGCAGGATCGTTTTCAACAAACACACCTCCACCACTAATTGTCCATGCTTTTTGACCTGGAATGCTTTCGCCATAACCACCAACTGTATCTTTAGATGTAACATCAATTCCTGTAGCTGTTCGCGCAAAAGTCCCGCTTTGCTGGCCCCCAATTACCTTTTGACTTGTGTCATCAAACACATATAACTTGACTTCTCTTCCTGACATTTTTCTTGTACTCATTACTCATCTCTCCAATCAATTTTTATTATTACATTTAATTTCATTCTCAAAGTTGATTCAATTTCCTCAACTTCAATTCTTCTTACAAAAATATCCCACACACCAACTTGATTTATGGCAAAACCCCTCTGTGTTAATGCATGTTCAACTTTCTCACCAATACGCAAGCATTCTTGTTTATCATCAGCATTAGAGTAGATGTTCACCACTTGTGTGACAACATCTCCATTCGTAGTTTTTGAAGCATCTGTAAAAGCAGACAACTTCCCCAGCACAACATAAGGTAAGCTACCCTCAGTATCAACTGGCATTCTTTCATACACAGGATAATGAATCTCTTGCTTTAGCTGTTCCAATAAATTTCTTTCCAGATCAACCAATTTTCTCAATCCTAAGCTATTCTGCATTTTATTTAGCCCACACCATCCTTTCTACCATACCAAAACTAGTTTCTACTTCTCTCTAAACAACTACTTTCTTGTCATAAATCATGGTAAGCACCCCCAAAAGCAATCAAAAAAAGTGCTACACCGCTTTAAAACCAAGCAATATAACACTTTTTGGTTGATGATTCATTTTTTACATTTACCATATTATCATCTTTTTACACTCAAAAAGAGACAGTTATGGGACAATTTTCATCTCCACCCCATTCGATCTCCAATTCGCTCCACAATCTTATTCCGATAACGCTGTGCAGTTTTCTTCGATAGACACTCCATCCTGACTTCTAACTGATCCCACGTTAATTTGGGCTTCGTCCAATACCGCAATTTAATTAACCTTTGACTGATCGGATCACATTCGTTATAAGTATTATCAATTGCTTCAATAATTTTTTCACATGATTGTAGATGTGCATTGTTTACTAACTGTGTAGCTTTTATCTCGGTCACCGAAATAATTTTATTACTCCCCTTGCTGCCAATATTTTCATCAGAAGTAGGTCGATATATATGCATAATACCTTCCCGAAGTCGATCAATTTCCTTCAATGTATCATGATAACTATATAATTCTGCTTCAATATGTTTAAATGTCTCTCGCTTCATTACCTGGCCTCTCCTTCCATTTATTATTTAGTAGACTTTATTAGTTGATCCCCAATTTCCCTAAGTCGATCACTGATCAGACAGCCAACACAGTCAAAATCTTCATATGAATCAGTTAGTCTAACCACACATGCCAAGCAATAGTTTTCATGTAATATCGTTTGTTGGTAACATAATACTAAACGTGTCATTGCTCCTTCTGACAT